TTCGCGCAGGAATTCGAGTGCGACTTTAACGCTGCCGTCCGGGGGGCGTACTACGGGAAGCTACTCAAGAAACTGGAGGCCCAAGGGGGCTTCGTCGGTCACTTTCCTTACGATCGGAACCGCGCCGTCCTCACGGCGTGGGACATAGGGTACTCGGATGATACGAGCATCTGGTTTTTTCAGGTCGACGGTAAGACGATCAGGGTTATAGACTTCTTCACGGCCTCGGGGATGAGTGTAGACGACGTTATGGACGTCCTGTGGGATCGTCCGTACGCCTACGGGCCTTGCTACCTTCCGCACGACGCGGCGAACAAGTCATTTCAGACGGGCAAGTCCACTCGGGAGCTGATGATAGCGGCCGGACTGCGGACTTTCCTGATCCCGAATCTGTCCGTGCAGGACGGCATCCAGGCAACGCGGAAAACGCTGCCGAATATGCAGTTCAACACGCACAATCCGGAGGTAAACGTCGGGTTAAACGCTCTGCGCGTGTATCAGCGCGAGTGGGACGACAAGAAGAGGATGTTCAAACAGGTCCCTCTTCACGATTGGTCGTCCAACCCTGCCGACGCCATGAGGATGCTGGCCCTCGCTATCAACCCTGCCTCGGCGCGGAGGGCCAACCGCGTCATTCGGACGCACAAAGAGACATCACCAGTCGCCAACGTGTATAATCTAGACAGGTTGTATGCCGAACGCAGTGCTCGGAACAAGGAACCAAGGAGAATCTGATGAGCAAGTGGGACAAGAAAATACAGAAAGCCGAGCGTTTCTTTGAGAAGGCTCAGACCCACGGTAGACTCGTCTATAAGCGATATAAAGACGACCGCGGCGATGAAATTAACTCGCTGAAGCGGGTAAATCTGTTCTACGCCAACGTGAATACGATTAAGGAGTCGCTGTTTAACTCGCTACCGAAGCCCGACGTGTCTAGATTGCATAAGGGGGACTTCGAGGACGACGTAGCGAGGGTTGCGGCCCAAATTCTGCAGAGAGCTCTTACGTACGAGATACAGTGCGCGAAATCCTTCGAGCAGTCGGTGAAGTACGCCATTCTGGACCGCCTAGTCCCGGGGATAGGACAGGTCTGGCTGCGGTACGAGGACCCTGAGAAGATATTCATTGATATTCTGTACTGGGAGAACTTCATATATGAACCTGCCCGATGCTGGGACCTCGTTACATGGGTTGGACGCATACACGACCTGGAAAAGGACGAGTTCAAGAAGCTATACGGAGACGAAGCCTTCGAAGCAGCCTCACAAGCAAAAAATGACAATGACATTACTCCTAAGCAGATTACGGACGGCAAATTCCGTGTCTACGAAATTTGGTCCAAGAAGGACAAGAAGGTATACCACGTCGTCAAGGGAGCAGAGAAGCCAGTTAAGACATTACCAGACCCGTATGGACTCAGGGACTTCTTTCCATGCCCCGAACCGCTGCTTGCGAATCCCACGACATCTGCGTACCTACCCATAACCGATTACCATCTGTCCCAAGACCAGTATAACGAGCTCGACACACTCTACGCTCGCATGAGCCTTATCGTTCAGGCGATAAAGGTCGCTGGGTGCTACGACTCCGCATCCACCGAAATAGCCAACATGCTCCAGGGGCAGGAGAATAAGCTCATACCGTGTGACAACTGGGCCATGTTCGCCGAAAAGGGTGGGGCGAAGGGTATGATCGACTGGTATCCGGTCGAGCAAATCGTTACGGTGCTCCAGGCACTTGTAGCTCAGTACGACGCCGTTAAGCAGACGTTGTACGAAGTCTCTGGTATGTCAGATATTATGCGGGGGGCGACGAATCAGTACGAAACCGCCTCAGCGCAGGAGATTAAGGCGCAGTTCGCCAGTGTTCGCATGAACGGCTATCAGCGTGACGTGTCGCACTTCGTGCGCGACATACTGAACTTAATGGCCCACCTTATATGCAAGCTGTACTCGGATCAGAAGTTGCAGCAAATCTGTGGCACATTCACCGAAACTGACCAAGCGTTTCTGCCCGAGGCCGTCAAGGTACTTAGAGACTCCGTACTGCGGATGTACAAGGTGGATGTAGAGGCGGACTCCCTCACGCAGTCCGACTGGGCCTTGGAGAAAGGTCAGCGTATGGAGCTTACTGGCTATATAAGCCAATTCCTTACATCGGCTGTGCCCGCCATTCAAGAGATGCCGGAACTCGCCCCCTTGCTCGTTGGAATGCTTAAGTTCACCGTTGCGGGGTACAAGGGGTCTGCGGAAATAGAAGGTCTGCTCGACCAGCAGATGGCGGCGATACTAGAGAAGGCCGCGAATCCGGAGCCTCCGAAGCCGACGCCCGAAGAGCAGAAAATGGAGCTCGAGCAGAAGAAAATGGAGCAAGAGGGCGAAATGAAGAAGGCGGAGATGGAAGGCACCGCCGCGCTGAAACAGCAAGAGTCCAATCAGAAAATGGAGCTTGAGCAGCAACAGGCGGCGGCTGACATGGCCGTGCAGAATAAGAAAATAGAGTCTGAGGCAGCTCTTAAAGAAATGGAGATGCAGCATAAGCGCGAACTTCACGCGATGGACATACAGATGAAGGAAATGGAAATGGACTTCAAGCGACAGGAGTTGCAAATGAAACTAGATGGCCAGCAGATTGCCGGCGAACTTAAAACCCAACAGATGCACGAACAAGCGGAGATCAAAAATGACCAAGCCAAGCGACAAGGAACCAACGGAAAAGGCTCCAGTACAGAAAGCACCTGAGGTGAAGCAAGCCTCAATACCAGAGCCTCAGGGTGACGCGCCGGTAACGACACCTCAGCACCCTGACTGTGCTTCACGGCAAAACTTTCCAGTAGACGATGCGCGTGGCCCAGACGCACCGGCTGAGGAAAAAGATGCCGACGTATAATGCCCGATGCAACAACTGCGAGACTGTGTACGAGTATGTATGCCCTGTCGCAGAGCGGTACGATACCCCTGAGTGTGAGTGTGGGGGTATCGTACAGGTTGTTATACTCAAAGCCCCACAAGGATTTGTGAAGGGTAATTTTGACCGATTTAGGTCCCCAGTAGACGGGTCCATAATCGGTACGGAGAGGGATCTTCGTAATCACAATGCAAGGAACAACGTGGTCAACATCCACGACGGGTACGACGAAGCCACAGTCTTACGCGGAGAATATGTTAAACCCCCGAAGAAAGACAAGCGGGATGTAGCTCAGGATGTTTATGACGCATACCAGCATGTCGATACGACGGGATATAAGCCCCATACAGAGGTAATTGATGATGCCTAATGAAGCCGAAGACAACGATAAGGAGTTAAGCGATTATGTTAGGGAAGCCATGGAAGCTACGTCCGAAACAGAAGAGTCGCCGGAAGGCCGTGAAAGGGATGATGCGGGCAAGTTTGTCCCCAACAAGGACGAGAGTGAGGTGGACGCTGCTGCCCGCCTCGAACCCGCCAAGCCTGGAGAGGCTGGAAAGAAAGTTCCGGCCGAAGGGGATGCAGTCGCACCGCCCGAAGGTGAACAACAGCCGGAGGGGGTTCGGTTACTCACTGAGGACAAGGCTCCGCGCGGCTGGTCTCCGGCAGCAAGAGAAAAATGGAGTACGATTAGTCCTGATATTCGAGCGGAGATACTCCGAAGGGAGGAAGCATCAGCGGTTGGGGTTCGTCAGCTACAGGAAAGGTTCGCCCCAGTGGAAAACTTTGTACAAGGACTCGCCCCGTACATCCAGGAAGCTCAGCAGCATGGCATCCAGGCCGAGCAGTACATTGACTCGGTAATGCGCTCCGAGCGGGTGCTGCGGTCAGCGGACGTCCCTGGACGGTTTCAGGAGATACTGCGCCTCTATGGGGTGCCGCTGCGTGACGTCATCAATGAGTCAGTGGGGCAGAAAATCCTACCCCCCGCTGCGCAGACTCAACAAGCCTACATTCCTCCTGAGGTAGCGCAGGAACTCCAGCAGATGCGCCAATGGCGTGAGCAGCAAGAAAACGGCACTGTCATGGCTAACATTGAGGCCTTCGCGCAGGACAAGGAGTTCTTTGAGGATGCAAGGCTCGGTATGGCCCTACTCATAGAGAACGGAGCCGTGCAGAATCTTCAGGAAGCTTACGATGCTGCGTGTTGGGCGATCCCAGGTATCCGTGAAGTCATGCTTCAGAGGCAGGGCGTCCAGGCCAACCAGAAGAAAGCCTCCGGAGCCAGCATCGCTCCATCAGGGGGCCTGGATATTGAGGAAGGGGATGACAAGGACGACGATTTAGCCGATACTGTCCGTAAGGCATACGCAAGTTCATCAACAGGACGTGTGTAAAATAATGCTTGCATTATAGTTGTGGGTGTGCTAGGCTGTAACTTCCTGGCCCACTCGCTCCTACATCTAACATCGTAGGACGGAACTCACCTCCTATAGTGGCAGAAACTCCAACTTAACGAGGTGATTTATGGCATTCCCGAACGTTAGCGATATAATCGCGACAACCATTGAAAAGCGGTCAAAAAAGATCGCCGACAACGTAACAAAGAACAACGCCCTCCTGATGAAGATGCAGTCCGGCCGTCGCAGCCGAAGCTTCTCTGGTGGTCGGCTGATATACGAAGAGCTGTCCTTCGCAGAAAACGGAAACGCGGGTTTCTACAGTGGTTACGACTTACTGCCAGTCGCTGCGCAGGACGTCATATCCGCCGCGCAATACGACATCAAGCAAGCCGCTTGCCCTGTGACGATCTCCGGTCTGGAGATGCTGCAAAACAATGGCCCAGAACAGATGATCGACCTGCTTACCAGCCGGATCGACGTCGCTGAATCAACCATGCAGAATCTCATCTGCGGTGGTCTGTATTCCAACGGTCTGGCTTTCGGAGGTAAGCAAATCGTCGGCCTGGATGCGGCCATCCCACTTGACCCCACAACCGGAGTCTACGGGGGTATCGACCGAGCCACTTGGATCTTCTGGCGCTCCAAGGTGCAGAACTCCGTCAACGCCGCTACCCTCCAGGCAGACATGAATGACCTCTGGTCTCGTCTGGTGCGCGGTATGGACCGCCCCGATCTTATCATCGCTGACTCGGTGGTATGGAAAGCGTATCTGGCGACCCTTCAGGCGAACCAACGCTTTACTGACTCAGGTAGTGCGTCTTTGGGCTTCCCAACAATCAAGTACATGGACTGCGACTTTGTCCTTGACGGTGGCATCGGTGGCTTCTGCCCCGCTGGTACTGCGTTCTTCTTGAACAGCAAGTACATCCACTATCGCCCCCACTCAGAGCGTAACTTTGTGAGCCTGTCGCCCAACAAGCGATATGCGAT